AAGGAAGCGGGGCTAATCTAATATGGACGCCCAAATCAAGGCCAAGCACGAAAAGTTTATCTACCCTATAGTCCGTGTGGTAGCTCCTAACAAGCGTGGTGGTGCAAGCGGAGGCAGCGGTATCGTTGTCTACTCTGCTCCTACCTCCGCCAAGTCCAAGGAGTTCGAGACCTACATTCTTACCAACCACCACGTCATTGCTCCTCTAATTGATGTACAGGAGAAGTGGCACCCGACTGTGGGCCGAGATATTAAGATAGAAACACGGTCAGAAGGTATGGTTGAGTTCTTCGGATATGAGAACCTATCTCGCATTATCGACGCTATGGCTAAGCGGGCTGACCTAGTAGCATGGGATGACCAGAAGGACTTAGCTCTACTTAGGTTGAAGGCGACTCAGAAGATTGACTACGTTGCGCCTATTATCAAACCCGCTGATGTTGAGAAGAAGCTGTTTATCTTCTCGCCGGTCTATACCGTTGGCTGTGGTTTGGGCGTCCCTCCACTAGTCACGTCGGGCCATATAGGTGGTTTCGATTTCACGATTGATAACTACCCGTACACTCTGACTACTGCTCCTGGTATCTACGGCAATTCTGGTGGTGCCGTGTTGTCACAAGAGACTGGCGAAGTTGTAGGTGTGACAGCCCGTATTGCAGTGGCATTCGGTGGCTTTTCGGCGGATGCTATAACTCACATGATGTGGTCTGTTAGTCCTTCGACTATTTACCAGTTCCTTGATGAGCAGGTGTTCGACTTTATCATTGACCCCTCGAAGACATCCGCAGCATGTGCGAAGAAGCGAGAGCAGATGAAGAAGAAGTCGTTTGATGCCATGATAGGTGGTGCGCCAGTGACTCCAGATGACCAGCTAAAGTCTGAGTCGGAGTATGGGGATGAGAACAATGAGTAAGAAGAAGTCACTGAATATAAATACAGGTGAGACTCTAGTTACCACTATTCCGGCAAACGCTGGTAAAGTCACTTACCTTCTGGAAATAAGTGGTGTTTTTACGGATGAACATGAGTTCACACCAGAAGCACTAAAAAGTTTCGCAGTTGAGTTTGTGGCTTGGTGCCGCGATGGTGATTGTGAACTTATCGAAGACCTTACGGTAAAAGTTACAGTATTATGAAAATTGAACCCCCTAACCTAGACGAACTACGACAGCGTATCTACGCTGCGATAGAAGAGATGGGGAGTGAGGAATCCCTGCGATTGTTGGGTGAGCTTGGGGCGCAGATGCCCACTTACCTAGCAAAGCACCTTGCAATGACACACACTGTGCCCTCCCCATCCTCAGTCACCGATTGTCGTCTACAGCAGTGGTTTAAGGCACGAGAGTATGAACCGGACGTGGTAGTCCCTGCTGCATGGCTCAAGCGAGCGGCTGCAGGGGTGGTTATCGAGCCTTATTGGATGGCTATTTTGACCCTGGCGGGGCTACCTATCACCCTGCCAGGGCACGAGATACCATGTGGCCCTGTGATGGACGCCCATCCTGATGGTTACATCGGAGACAACGCACTGCTCGAACTAAAAGATAAGACAGGATGGGGCTACAAGCGCCTCATAGAAGGAAATGGAATTGCCTATGAAGAACCGAACGAATACATGCAGTGCCAGCTATATCTACATGCCAGTGGGCGGGATTGGTGCCTCTATCTTGCTTCCGCTGCAGACCCAGCCTTACTCCAATCACTCATGCGACAGTGGAAGAAGTATGGGAAGGACTACGAACTACCTCTCGTGTATCTCGAAATTGTTTACAAGAGGGACGAGGATGTTCAGGCAGGACTAGAACGAGGAGACATGATTGCCGACGATGCTCAGTCTAGTGCGGCACCGCCACGGGAATATGATGGTGTCGCATTCAAGACAGATGGAGTGACTAAGACCTTCCCGTGTGGTTATTGCATCTACCAGCCAACATGTAAGGAGACTTATGGGTAATGAAATCGTGCCCTACGACCCTAGCAAGGTCTTGAAGAAGAAGACACCAAAGGCTGCCATCTACACACGTCCTGGCCCCTACGGGCGAGACTTAGCTTATGTCCCGTGGGCATACGTGGCGAGGCAGATGAATGAAGCCTTTGGTTCCAGTTGGACATTAAGATATATCGCTGATCCCAAGATGCAAGGCGGTGAGGTTCTGGTAATGATCGAGATATCGACGCCGGACGGCTCACAGCAGGCATATGGGTCGCACAAGTATCAGCAGAGTAACCCGAACGCCTCGTATGGAGATGCGTTGCAGTCCGCCACATCTAAGGCACTGCGGAGAGCGTGTGCTAGGTGGGGTATTGCCCTTGACCTATACCTTAATGATACTGACGACGAGACAGACGAGGTGCGCGAGATGCACCAGTATGTTGTTACTCAGGCAAAGATGTTAGGTAGAGATACGAGGGCTATTGAGACTACAGTAGCAGCAGAGATAGAGAAAGGTAGAGACCCCTTCGAGGTATGGAGTGGTGTAGCGGCCACATTGGAGGAATAATGGACAAAGAAACAGAAACCAAAGAACCAGACCTAATAGAGATTCACTTAGTGAATGGAGAAGTTATCACCGCTGACCCGCTTAGATTCCAACGTTTGCAGTATTCGGTGGTCATCAACGCAACCGAAGGCAAGTACGAGATACCTGCCTCTGCTATTACCTACACGTTTAGGCCAAGGAGAGTAGAGTGAATGGGAGCGAAATTAACGTTAGAACATCTAAAGCGGGCCAAGAGCTTGATTTCAGGGGAAGGCTACTTCGTCAAAGGCGTGAGCGCATCATCACCATCGACGACCGAGAAGACCTTGACCAGCTTACACGCCTTCTCCTCAACGGGATGGGGTATGGTACCAACGTCGAGAGAATCCCGCTTGGAGACTACAGGTGGGAATCTCGTTTGGGTCTCGTCATTGTCGAGCGGAAAACGCCAGCGGATGCGAGAGATTTGGGGCGACTATCCTCTCAACTCACGCGTCTTCGACGAAGCACTGAGTCAGGCGAAGTATTCCCCATCCTCCTCATCGACCACCGCAAAGAGTACAGGCGCCCAGGCTATGAGCCTTGGGGTGACATCGATTTCGACAATCTCCTCGTCTCCTGTCAAGGAACGGTTAGAGTTGCCCATTGCTTACAGGGGCAGCTCGCACACCGACTCGATTCACTCTACCGATGGTCTAACAAGAGTACCCACGGATTCCTTGAAGCATGACTGCATAGGGCGCGAATGGTGTTGGTGGTGTAGATGAGTATTATAGGCTGTGACCTTGATGGGTGCGTTACTAACTTCGTCAAAGCATTCTCTACCCGTGCTAATAGGATGTTTCCCCAAGCTCCTATTGTGAACTATATGGATGTAGAGTCGTGGCAGTGGAAGGATTGGTACATGGGAGGTACTGGTGAGGGGCACGAGATAATTGAGAAGACATGGAATACTATCCTAGACCCGAAGGACAATGGCAAGTTCTGGCTTGGTACAGAGCCTTTGTACTCCCTTGACTATCTCCGACAGATATATAACCAGCACCCCATCGTGTTCATTACCCGACGTGATGGCGGAAACGCAGCAAGGCAGACCCATCAGTGGTTAGAGAATTACGGAATGCCCGATGCGTTTATCATCCGGGTCAAGAAGGGCGAGGAAAAATCTCAATACTGCAAGCTGCTGGACATCAACGTGATGATAGACGACAGCCCGAAGGTGGCGCAGGAATTGCTAGACAATGGCATTCAGGTTGTGATGCCAACTTATCAATATAATGTTCACCTTCCTAAGCAGCCTGGCTTGTACCGAGTGTTCAACCTGGAGAGAGCATTGAAAGTAGCGGAGGAACTACATGACAAGAATTAAAGTGAATAAGGGAAAATGTAATAGATGCGGAGACATCATCGAGTCCAAGTTCAGACATGATTTTAAGTGGTGCTCGTGCGATGCAGTTTTTGTAGATGGTGGCACGGATTACCTACGTCGTGGTGGAGACTTTGCAGACTTCGAGGAATTATCTGAGTTCTTTGAGGATGAGTCTGAGGGGGCTCGGTAATGCTGTGCTCCTGCCTTAGAGAGTTCACACCACGAGTACATAATCAGAAGTATTGCAGCCAGCAATGCAAACGAGATATGGAAAATGTGCGCCGCCAGCCAGTGGCAGAGGAACCACTATATGACGAAGAGACGTGGCAACAGCAAGAGACAAAGAAGCTACTCAGGGCAGAGGAGAACAAGGCGAAGAACCAGTGGATACTGGAGAACAAGAGCTTCGCTACTTTTGATCTTGAGACTTCCAACCTCAACGCGAGTATCGGAGAGATTCTATGCGAATGCGTTAAGCCTCTCAA